GGAGCTGGTGGTTGAGACGTTTGGCGCAAAGAAGGTGATAGCCGGAAACGAATCCGAGCGATTCGACCAACGGGTGTCCAACTACGATACCGAGTGGCGGCTACGCTACCGATTCCCCTTTGACCCGCGTTGGCGCTTTGTCGAGAAGGCCACGGGCACGATTCATAACATTGTATTTGCCGCCGACCCCGACGGGCGACGCCGCGAGATCCTGTGCCGCACCCGCATCGACGAGCCGCAACCCGAGACCGAGGCGATCCCGTGAGCAAGACCGTTGAAGTCCGCTTCGATACCTCCGCGCTAGACAAGGCGCTTCGACGCCTCAGTGCACTTCAGGCGTCCGAGACCCTTGCGCGTGGTGTCCATGCCGGGATGACGCTGGTGGCCGAAGAGGCTCGGCGGTCCGCGCCCGATTCGGGATTATCTCGCGACTCAACACGAAAGTCGATGCGCGGCGGCAAGAAGTACCCGCACAAGCTGAAAGACGAAATCATCGTGAAGAAGGTCCAAGTAAGTCACAAGCGCGTTTTAGGCCGCGTGGTTGCCTTGCCTTTTTACACCGGCTTCGTAGAACGTGGGGTGCCATCTCGCGGTATTCGCCCAAACCCGTTTATGCGCAAGTCGGCAGAGTCGCGTCGAGGTGACGCCGTAAAGAAGTTTCAGGACTCCGTGCGGGAGATGGTTGAGGAGGCGCTACGATGACCGCGCCCGTGTACGGCATCGGGGCGCACCTTCGGTTCCTAATGCTTCAGTCGGCGCAGGTTGTTGCCATCGCCGGACAGCGCATCCACCCCGGCACCATCCCGCAACGATCCACCTTTCCGGCGGTATCGTATGCCCAAATTTCATCGGAGCGCACCAGCGTCATGGGTGCCGACACGGGCACGGTTCGTTCTATTTGGCAGGTGGACGCATACGCTCAAACCTACGGCGACGCTCGACGCTTGGCTTCCGAGATCCGCAAGGCGCTCGAACGCAAGGAGGGGCTTTTGCCCACCGCAACGGGCGGCGCTATAATTCAACGCAGGATACAAGGGGTTTTTGTTGAGGCCGATACCGATATGTTCGAGGATCCGACCCAGCTTCACCGCGTGTCCACAGATTATGTCATCTGGTACGATGAAACCGGAGAATAAGCCATGCCCGCACAAGTATTGACCAACGCCAGGCTTTTCGTTGACGGGCGCGACTTGTCCGGGCAGATGAACGCGCTTGGGGTTGAGTACGGAGTCGATGCGCTAGACGGCACGACGCTCATGAACGATACCCGAATCAATGTCGGCGGTCTCAAGACAACCACGATGTCCCACCAGGGCTATTGGGCGGCCTCGGACGACGCGCATATGTTCGCCCGTATTGGACCGTCAGCTATCGTTACGGTTTGTCCTGTGGCCGCCGACTCGGGTGCCGTGTCGTACTTTGAGAACGTGATGCACGCGACGTACAGCGTCGGAGGTGCGGTAGGTGAGCTTTACCCGTTTAGCTTCGACGCCGAAGCCGCTGGCCCGCTCGTTCAGGCCACCGTTCTTCGGAACCCGGCAAGCGTAAGCGCCGGGGGCGACGGCACCGCCTATGAGCTGGGCGCAGTCGGGGCCGGTCAAAGGCTCTTTGCCGCGCTCCACGTTCTCGAAGTCACGGGCGGCGGGACGCTTGCGGTCAAGGTTCAATCCGACAACGCTTCGGGGTTCCCGAGTCCAATCGATCAAATCACGTTTGCGAACGCCACAGGACCGGGCGCTCAACTCCTGTCGGTGGGAGGAGCAATCACCGACGACTGGTTCCGTGCCAACTGGACGCTCTCGGCAGGAACGGCCACCTTCATCGTATCCGCTGGGATCATCTAAAGGAGACTGAAAATGCCTTCACAAGTTTTGACCAACGCCCGCGTTCAGTGGGGCACCGGGACCGGCGACGTGTTCACCGGCGTCCGCTCCGCAACCTTGACTTACGAAGCCGAAGCCCTTGACGAGACCGTGATGGGCAACACGACCCGCACCCACATCGGCGGCCTCAAGAATTGGTCTATCGACGTGGAGCTTTACGGCGACACCACCGCCTCCATGGATGCGTACCTGTTCCCCAAGGTGGGCACCGTTCGCAACATCCGGCTTCGTGCCGATGCGGGCTCGATTGGTGCAACCAACCCTGAGTACCGCGGCGACGCCTTGCTCGATTCTTTCCCGATCCTGGGCGCGGGCGTCGGCGAGATCAATGCCAAGACCATCACGTTCCAGAGTGCCGGAACCCTGACGCGGGCGACCTCGTAATGGCGATGCTGACGCGGGACATGATCCTTGCCGCTGACGACCTCCCGAAGGAGCTAGTGGAGGTGCCCGAGTGGGGCGGCTCCGTGTACGTTCGATGCCTCACTGGCACCGAGCGCGATGCGTGGGAGGCGTCGGTGGTGGAGATGGGCAAGGACGGCAAGACGAAGCCCAACATGGAAAACCTGCGTGCCAAGCTGGTGGCTCGGACGCTATGCGACGAGGCCGGTGCACGGGTCTTCAGTGACGGCGACGTTGCCGTGCTTGGGGCCAAGTCAGCCGCCGCGATGGATCGCCTGTACTCCGTAGCGGCTCGGCTCTCGAAGATTTCCAAGGAAGACGAGTCGGAGCTACTGGGAAACTAAGAAAGAGGCCGACGAGGGTGTTTGCTCTCAGTCTGGCCGAAAAGCTGGGCTTCCCGAGCGCCCGCCATCTCCTCCAGACGATTTCGAGCGCAGAGCTGGAAGAGTGGCGGGCGTTCTACAGGCTTCGGGAAGAGCAGGAAGCGCAGGAGATGGCCAAAGCAAAGGCCGAGGCCGCGATTGATCGACGACGGGGGAGGATGTAATGGCCGTAGCGGCAACCATCGCGGTGGACCTGATTGCACGGACGGAGGCGTTTTCGTCCGCGATGAAGGAGACCACGACCAAGCTCCAAGAGGTCGGGACCCAGATGAAGGACATCGGAAAAACGATGTCCACATACGTCACCGCGCCTATCGTCGGGGGCTTTGCGCTTGCCACCATGGCCGCCGACAAGCAAGCCGCCGCTGAAGCTAGGCTGGAAGCGGTTATCCGTGCCACAGGCGGCGCCGCAGGTGTTTCGGCAGATCACGTCAAGGCTCTCGCAAGCCAGCTCCAGCGCACAACCACCTTTGGGGATGAGGCGACAATTGCCGCCGCGTCGTTGCTATTGACGTTTAAGGGTGTTTCTAACGGCATCGGAGAAAGCAATCAAGTTTTTGACCGCGCAATTATTGTAGGTCAGGACATGGCCGCGTTAATAGGCACAGACCTAAACAACGCAATGATGATGCTTGGCAAGGCGCTAGAAGATCCAAGGGTCGGCATAACGGCGTTGCGCCGAGCCGGGCTTACATTCACAGACTCTCAGCGCACAATGATTGACACGTTAGTGAAGTCGGGTCAATCAATGGAAGCGCAGAAAATGATTCTTGACGCTCTTGAAAGCCAAGTTGCCGGAACAGCTCGGGCCGTGGCCGCAACGGCGGGCGGCACCATGCGCCAGGCGTTCAACGACGTGGGCGACGCTATGGAGCGGGTGGGGCAGGTGTTTGACCCCATCCGTATCCGACTGTCTCAAGGCGTGTCCGATATGGCACGGCGATTTCAGGAGCTTCCGAGCGGCGTGGTTGTGGCCACCGTTGCCATCGCCGGACTTGCCGCCGCCATTGGTCCGCTTCTTGTGGTGACCGGCACGTTGCTCACAAGCTACGCCAAGGTAATTCAGACCTTGCCCGTGCTTATGAACAATTACAACGCCGTCGCAAACATTGTGAACACAAAGGTGGTGCCGTCCATTGTAAAGATGAACGCCGCCCTTGTTGCCAACCCCATCGGAATCGTGGTGGTGGCGCTTGGGGCTCTTGCCGCCGCCTTCGTGTACGTCTATCAAAGGTCCGAGACCTTCCGCGAGCTGGTGTCGTTTATGGTTCAGCCGATCCTGAACCTTGCCACGGCGATTCGTGACGGGTTGGGGCAGGTGTTGATTTGGTTGGGAAACGCCTTTTCGGGAGTGTTTTCTTCGATTACGGAAACAGTTTCGGGGTTTGTTACAAACACCCTTAATTTTCTTGGGAACCTACTCCCCGAGGGTGTTCGCAACTCCATGGAAGTGTTTTCGGAGAACATGACATCGCGGGTTAGAAAAGCGGTAGACACAACCAAGCAAATTCTTTCAGAGCTTCGAGCACCCTCTTTGGATGCTGGAATTTCCGGCTCAAATGCCGCCGCAGTAAACGCGCTTTATGGCCCAATTATTGAGGCAAGCAATGAGGCCGCTGACGCTGTCTCTAAGGCCGCAAAGGCATACAATGACGCTCTTTTGGAAGGGGCGAGGTTGGGGACCTTAAACAACAGCGAAATTGCGGAGTTGCTTGAAAAACAAAAAGCTTTGCGTCTCGAATTGCAAAGCGGCAACCTGACGCTTGCTCGCAGAAATGAGTTGACCCGCGAGGCAAACGCTGTCACTGAAGCGTTAAATGTTGCTCACCGCGTACAAATAGGAGAAATCGCCGCATCATCCATAAGGGTTGGGGTTATGACCTCCGAGCTTACTCGTATGAGCGAAACGCTTGGACGGGTAGACCAAAAACAAAAAGAAGCGATAAGCTCATCTGACATGTTTGCATTAAGGCTTCGCAATGCCGCAGAATCAGCCAAAGAAACAATGAAGGACTTGGGTGGGTCTGCAATAAGCGCGGTTGCGGCACTTAACCCCATGGGCGCGATGGCTAAAATTGTGGGTTATGTATTAAAGGACCTTGCTCCATTTGTTGAGGCACTCCAAAGGCCCATGCAACTCCTTGGCGAAATTGTCGCAAAGGCACTCATGCCAATTCTTGAGGCGCTTTTCCCAGTCTTCAAGTTTGTGGCCATTATTGCCACATACTTGGGTCAGGCTCTCTTTTCCGTAGCCGGGGGAATTCAGACCGTGGTCGGTGGAGTCATTAAGGCAATTGGAACGTTGTTGTCCAAAATCCCCGGACTTGGTGGTTTTGGGAGGGGGATTGCTGGTGCAGGTGAGTCAATGATGAACATTGGCGCTGGATTTAGGGACGCCGCAAGGGGTTTATCAGACGCACGCCAAGAAATACGCAACCTTGAGTGGGGGGGCGGTGACGAAGTATCTAGGGCATTGTCTCAAGGCAACAAGGAACAGACCAAAACCGCGATTAACACCCAACGCATTGCCGATGCCATGGAGGCGCAAACTGACCGCCCTTCAGTTGTGCTAAACATACAGGTGAGGGGCGAGGGCGACCCCGACGCGATAGGCCGTTCTGTGGCCGCCCAAGTGATGGAAGAGATCGACCGCGCCCTAGGCGAAACCACCCTCCGCGAAACCCGCCTAGACGGCACCATGGTGGCCTTGTGACGCGGCCCGACATCTTCCGGGTGCTAGAGCGCCCGCGCTACGCTACGCCCGGCACCGATGGCCGCTACCCCCGGCCCCTGAACGAGGTCGCCGCTCCACGGGTGCGCTACGCCCTCGATGGGCGGGACATCCTATCCTTTGCGGTGCCTGCAACCTCGGACCTCCGGGAGCTTCTCACGGCTCGGCGGGTCATTGAATTGAAGCCCCGTGGCGAGTCCACCTCGGAATGGCTGATCTCACGGGTTACGGAAGCCGCTGGCCCCGAAGGCAACGGCATCTTCGTTGTCGAATGCGACCCCATCCGCGTGATCCTTGGCGACGCGGGGATCATTGAGTTCGTCGAGGTGGGGGGGCAGAGCTATACCAACCTCGGCGGCCTGAACGGCACGGCTCGCAACTTCCTCCGCACCTTCGCAATCGAGCACCTAACCCGACGCGACATCACATGGGTGGTGAACGGCACCATCGAGCCCGTCCAGCAGTTCGATTTTTCATGGGATGCCCTGACGCCCCTTGCCCTAATCGAGGGCATCGCCAAAGAGACGGGCACGGAGTGGAGCCTTCGCGACAACCCCACGGATTCCCGCTACGAGATCGACCTTGTCGAGCGGGTCGGCGGGCAG